GGTAATAACCAGAGAGCAGGCCCAACGGCTCAAAGAGCTGGGGGTAGATGGCGACAGCTTATTTGCATGGGAGCAGAGCGGCCTACCTGGCGAATGTCGAGTCGCCTATCCTTCCGAATTCGCCCGGCAGACAAAAAGGGAATTTCCGAATCAGGTAAAGTGGATCCAGGCGTGGACGGTCGCCGAGCTCGGGCAGATGCTGCCGGACTACACCCGTGAACTTGGCAATCTGGAAATAGGAAAGAGCGAGACGGACCATATTTCGATGAAGCCGAAAAAAGAAAAATGGTGGAATGTCTCATATTGGACCTGGAAATGCGAATTTGGCCATGGTGACCTAATAAAGACCAGTAGCTATTTGCAACAGGCACCTACGTTGGCTCAAACATTAGCCAAAATGCTCATCTACTTAATGGAAAACAACCTCCTCTCGGTTTCTCAGGTGAATGAACGGTTAAAAGGATAAACGCTATGTCGGGAATTATTCAATTGGTATACGAGGGTAATGTCATCCGCCAGGCCCAGTATATAACAGCAAGCCAGAAAGGTAAGATAATCCGAGCATGGAGGGAGCAGTATGGACCAGCATTCAAAAAAGCAAAACTTGTCGATGATCCTGATCTGCCTATATCAAAACCATCGCCGTATAAGAAAGGAGGAATGCATACAAAATATCGCTTGAATAAAGATTCAGGTCGAAGCACCTGTTTGAAAAGCAGGGATAATACCTGAAGTACTTCAACAACTTGAAAACCAATAAAAACCCATCACATACAATGAACAATTTAGCATCAGCGCAAAGAATTATCAGAATAGACCCGATCGACGGAGCTGATTTTATCGTCAAGGCCACCGTTCTGGGCTGGGAGATAGTAATAAAGAAGGGAGAATTCGCCGTCGGGGACCTGGTGGCCTATATTCAGATTGATACCGTTGTCCCGGAGACCGAACAGTTTGAGTTCCTGCGAGAGAGGCAATTCCGTGTCCGCACCATAAAACTTAGAAAGCAAATCAGCCAGGGCTTAGTTGTTCCGCTCCCGGCCGGTAATTGGAAAGAGGGTGATGATCTTACGGAGGCTATTGGTGTAAAGAAATATGAGAAGGGCGGCGAGACCCCGGGAGTCCAGCCGCGAAAGCCAAAGGTCTGGTATAAAAAGCTCTGGTATATCCTGAAATACCAATACCTCGTGAAGGTCTTCCCGAACCTCAATACCTTCAACCGCAACCGATTTCCGAAGCATTTGGTTCCCATCACAGATGAAGAAAGAATACAGAATATCCCGGGCGTCCTGGAGCGCTACAAAGGCAAAATATTCGTGGTATCTGAAAAGCTGGATGGAAGTTCCATTACCATCATTCGGGATAGAAAATGGAATGGCAAGCCGAAATACCGTATCTGTTCCCGCCGGTTCGAGCTATTCAATACGAAGAATGAATGGCATGGCGTCTTTTTCTCGACCGAGTTTGCCGCTCATATCGAAAAACTGGTCCAGCATTTTGGCACCACCAAGATCATTGTGCAAGGCGAATTCATCGGCAAGCCACAGGGGAACCGATACCGGCTGCCAGCAGACGAAATCCGACTGTTTAATATCTACGTCAACGGGAAGCGCCTGCTGCAGGATCAGTTTTATGACGCCTGCTGGAAATTCAATATCCCTTGTTGTCCGGAGCTTTACCGCGATACCCTTGATCTTGATCTGCCGGCCATCTTGAAGTTTGCGGAAGGTAAATCGACCCTCCAAAAAGAAACAGAGCGGGAGGGCTTGGTATTCCGCTGCGTGGAAGATGGCCTGAGCTTCAAGGTGATCAGCAACAAATACCTGCTGGAAAACAAAGAGTAACCCCATGACCGAAACCCTCAACATATGAGCGAAAAAACTAACTATACCACCACGCGGCCATTGACGGGCCGGGAAATCCGATTCCTCCAGCTGGCATCCCAGGGCTATACTTCAAAGGAAATAGCCAGTCAGATAGGCAATAGCACCCGGACCGTGGAATGTTGGCGCATGGAGATCTGTGCGGCCATGCGGGTGCGCAACATCACCGAGGCCGTGGCCAAGGCGATAAGGAAGGGGATCATTGAGTAAAAAGCTAAAATACAATCCATTAAAAGCAAGCAATATCATGGAAATCACATTCAACCAGGAGCTATGGAATAAGCTCACTCCAAGAGAGGTGGAGATTATTCGGCTCTCCGCTCAGGGCCAGGGATGCAAAGGAATTGCGGAGCGCCTGGACAGCACCGAAAGAGGAATTCAGGCCAGCCGACACCATCTTATTAAAAAGGTGCAGGCCGGCAACATGCCGCAGGTAGTATATATGGCCACGAAGGGAGGAATAATATGATAGGAAAACTTGGGTTCCCCATGAAACATCCGCGCTGCATGGCTTGCCTTAACCTGGTAATTTTTGTACCTTGTGGGAGTAAAAATCAACCGCTCTCACAATGTTTCAGCAAGACCAGCCCGCTCTCGGCCAGCCCACAAAGGAGGAATTATCGATTATCAATGATCCTTTCTTCGTAAAGCATATTTCCAGCATCAATATCCACGGTATGCCGATGATGGGAAAACAGCGCTGGTCCGCCCGGGTCGATTTCGGGGCCGGTCTTACCTCGGGTAGCCAGGAAACCGGCCCTTGCAAGACCTTCGAAGACGTGATCCAGAAACTAAAAGCCATCCTGGATGAAGTGCAACGAAAATAGCTAATCCATTAAAAGTCAATAACAATGAAAAAGAATGAGCATGTGATTTTTGCCACCAACCTACAGAAATGCCGGCAAGCCCTCGGTTGGAGCCAAACCAAGGCAGCGGTCATGCTCGGTATCAAACGAGCCACCTACGCCGCCTATGAAGAGCGGCGTTCCCTTCCCCCGGTAACTTTTCTCCCGCATCTCGCCCGAACCATGGGTATTACCTTTATGGCCGGCTTCCTGGAAAATCCTGATTTCTCGTATGAAGAACAGGAAAAGGAATTTCTGGTCACCTGCGAAAGTGAGATCGAGACCCGCTACCTCGCCGCCGCCGAACACGAGCGCATGGCCGTGGACAAAATATTGGGGATCGGTTGATAAAATGTATCTTACTAAGGTATTTGGTTGATTGCTAATATAATTAGATGGCAATGGATAAGGAGAACGAAAAAAGGGAGGGTGCAGGTCGCCCAACTCTCTATAATTCAAGAATGAATAGGCAGGCGGAGAAGCTCTGCAAGCTCGGGGCGACCGACAAAGAGTTGGCGGAATTCTTCGAAATTGCCGAGTCAACGCTAAACCTTTGGAAATCAGAATACCCAAAATTTTTGGAGGCCATAAAAAAGGGGAAAGTCATTGCCGACGCCGAAGTATCGGATAAATTATTCAAACGGGCGACCGGCTACAGCCACAAGGATGTTGACATAAAGATGTTCGAAGGGCAGATAATTATCACGCCACTGACGAAGCATTACCCACCTGATACAGCTGCCGCCATTTTCTGGCTGAAGAACCGACAGAAAGACAAATGGCGGGACAAGATTGAGCAAGGCTTTACCGATCCTGACGGCAACGAAGTCAAGCCGCCGGCGCAAATCTACCTTGTCCAACGCAAGCCAGGCGAACCAGTTGAAGGCGAGGAGCTGGAGATCAAAGAATCTGAGGATGAATGACCTACTGCCGACCTTATGAGTTATATGTAAACCCAAAGCGGGAGCCGATGCTAACCGGACCGCTATTCGCCAAGCTGGAAGCCTGCGGCAAAAAGATAAAGATTGTCCAAGGCGGCGGGGATGCAGCCAAGACGGTGACCATTCTCCAGCGGCTGTCGATCAAATGCATCCAGCAGAAGGGGATACTGGCTGGAGTGGTAGGACTGGACGTACCGAACCTGAAGCGCGGCGCTATGCGGGCATTCAAGCGCTATGTGGCCAATCATCCGCAAATTGAGCCCTACATTGCCTTTTTCAACAAATCGGACCGGGAGTATCATTTTACCAACGGATCCATTCTTTCATTCGTCGCTTTTGACGATGACCAGGATGCCCGGGGCTCCGAGTGGGACTATATCTTCCTGAATGAAGCAAACCTGCTGTCCTACAATCTCTTTTGGGAATTACAGCGTAAGACCCGGAAGGAAGTCATCCTCGATTATAACCCGTCCTTTGCCTTTTGGGTGCATGCAAAATTAGTTGATGGCGGAGAGGCACAATTTGCTGGAAAGTTCCAACGGCTCATTGTCGATCACCGGCATAATCCTTTCCTGACGCCCGACGAACACGAAGCCTATGAGACCATATCCGACCCCGAACGGTTTCGCGTATATGCCCGGGGCCTGACCGGCCAGGTAAAGGGCGCTATCTTCCGGTTCAAGAAAGTGGACAAGGTGCCGACCCGTTGGGTGGTAGATGAAAAGGGGCTGAAAAAGGAAGCGCCGCTGGACTTTGGCTTCGGCATCGACATAGGTTATACCACGGACAAAACTACCATCGTTAAGGTCTGGATCGACGGCAAGGACCACTACTACCAAGAACTGCTATATAAGTCGAACGATGAAATCCAGAACGAGATCAATGATAAGCAAATGAAGGATGCCGCGGGCAAACCGCTGACCATCGAGGGGTATATGAAAAACATCCTGGTTGCCAACGGGATGACCAAGAGTACTATGGTCTGGGGAGATCATGACAAGAACATGTCCAACCGGCTGCGTCGCCTTGGGGTGCCATATCGCATGGCACGGAAGGGGCCGAATAGCGTAGTGGCCTCCATTACCAGTGTGAAGCGGTATAATGGGCATATGGTCAATAGCCCGAACCTGGAGGAAGAGGCAAAGACGTACATCTGGCAGACCGCTATTGACCAGCTGACGGGTAATGAGGTTTCAACGGGGGAGCCGGTGGATGATAAGCCGGATCACTGCATAGCAGCCATTCGGTATTTTGAGCATAGTCACTCTATGCGGTTTGCAGGCTAATGTCGCTACAATTCAAAAGACCTCCGTATCTTGTAGCTACAAATGGCAAAGAGTAATCCCATAGGTGTGCGGTTTGATCTTGAAAAGTTAGAGCTCATCAAAAAGGAGCAGGGTCTGGAAACCCCGCAGGCTGTTTTAAATTACCTCATTGATAATTACCAGGCAAAGGCGCCTGTCAAGAAGAGGGAAAAGAGGTCCGCGCCAGTGGTACACAAGAAAGAAATTGCGCCGCCTGCCGGATTAAAAGGAATCGACCTTGCCATCTGGAAGGCTGAGCAAAAAGGAAAATGATCACAATGGAAAATAATTTAACCCTCCAGGAAGAACTATCATTGGAAATATTGCGGTGTCATGGATTTCCGGTAGAGAAGTTTTGCGACATCGGCATAGCGCTCCCCGAAAATTGTCAAAAAGAAAATAAATTAGCTATATGTATAAACTGCTGGACCGAATTAGAAATAGAGCCCGTTGTCAATGCAAAGATTATTCGCGCCTATAAGCTCATTACAGAGCTATACGAGACCGAAGGCGGCGGCTGCGGTGGCGTGGGTCATATCGTCTTTGACGACTGGAATGTGGAGGATGCGAGTATCGACTATTGCCTCGAACGGTGCGACGCGGAGGAGCTGGTAAGGGTCATAGGTGCCGACGCTATCGAGGCATCTCGGGCGGCGCTGCTTTATTTTCATATCCTGACAGAAGACGAGCGGTATACGGCGCTGGCCTTTCATGGAAAGGAACTGGATATTTTTCAATTTGTAGAATGTTTGTAAAGTATTGTATATGTCAGAAATTACACTACCCTCAATAGGAGCTCCTTCGCTTCTTCCTGAGTTGATCAGTCGCTGCAAGGCATCTATAACTGTTGAGGTAAATGATCATAGAAGTTGCTACCAAACAGTTCAACAATTCATGGAGGATGAGGATGACGCCGAAATTGAGCCGGAGGTTTTGAAAAAAATGATAGATACGGACACTATGATCCGCCTGCAGTTCTATCCACTGACTCCAATAGGATTCTACGTCATTTACCATTATGATGTAGAGCAAGCGATAGAGCAGGCATTAACCATTTTAAAAGAAAAACATGATCAAAGCAAATGAGCTGCGCATCGGGAACCGACTAAAGCCTATCCGTGTTCTTGACCCAGAAAATATCCCTTTGATTGGTTATGCAATTTGCGCAGCGCACATTGCCTATTCAAAAGAAGAACTGAATGCCGATTGGGGTCCCATCCCCCTCACGCCTCAGATCCTAGAAAAGTTCGGGTTTAAGAAAGACAAGGTAACCGGCGATTATTGGGATATGGTCGATGAATATGGTTTCAGCAAGCAGAATTTTGTTATCTTCCACCACGAGGACGGCGCTTTTTCAATAGGATCGTCATTAGGGGAATATAGCATAGGTAAACCGTTCAGATATTTGCATCAATTACAAAATTCTTTCTTCGCCCTTACGGGCGAGGAGCTGGAGATATAGCCATGGCAAAGACACACATTGATATGTCCCATTTTTACCGAGTCCAGAAAGTTCGGCTGAAAAACCTATCCCGCATGATCGAAAGGACAACTGTTGAAATAGTGAAGATCATCGACGAACACAATGCCAAGGTGGCGGAACTGAAAAATAAGAAGTCATGATGGTATACGAATCAATATGCCTTATTCTCGAAGCTAACGGGTTCGTCAAGGCACCCAACGGAGATATGGTCGGGCATTCCACAGGTTGCAAATTCTCCGTTGCCTTCCTGAGTAAATACAAAACAGTGGTTGACTTTCAAATTGAATGGCATTATACTACGTCGTAACTGCTCACATTATTAGCAATTACAAAAAATATTTCCCATTTTCTTTAGTGCGCTGAAAATTAGTGTATTTTTAATTCCAAGATGTCTCAAAATCTTGTCAATAAGGCCGATCAACCCATTCGCTGTATATCCTGCGGAAAGGTGATTGGCCAAGGTTTTATAGTGGAGGGCAGCATTCAATTGCAATGCAAGTGCGGAGTGAAGACAAAGATTGAGGCCGAAAAGAAGCCAGCGGGCCAGGTGACGATTAAAAGCGACGGAGATGGGTCTTATCGATTCTCCTTCCGCCGAACAGCCAGTTAGCGCCCCCGTGTTGTAGACTACAAATATAGAGCGCCAAAAATAGTTGAGCGCCAGTATTACCGAAAGGTAGTGCTGGCGCTTTTTTTATTTATACCCAATGAGTAAAGTCGCGATAGCAGGCAGACAGTTATTGAAGGGTAATATCGGCAACGCTATTACGGCGCTGACGACGAAGTCTGTCTCTTCGGAGCTCATTCAACCAGCCCGCTATTACCGCGGCAATTTCTTTTTCGGCGTCAATGGGGCGGATAAGGCCTTCATCTGGGGTAACTACAACAGCTCTTTGATAGCTTACAAGCGCTGCCCGATCATTTCTTCCGTCATCAATAAGTCGGCCCAGGCGACGGTCAACGGGAAGGTGTTCATCATGAACGAGGACGGCAAGGAAAGTCAGAAACCGCAGGCAAAAGCCCTGCGCCGCCTTTTCTCCCGACCTAATCCCTTTCAGAACGGTAAGCAATTCACCGCCCAGGGGAATGTATACAAGCGGATCTACGGCTACTGCCCGATCCTGGTGATGAGGCCAAAGGGTTTTGAGGACGACTTTTCTACATGGGTACTATTCAACATCCCGCCATGGATGGTGCAGGTGGAAGATAATCCGGATTGGTTCTTTACCTCCGGCATGAAGCCTTTTCGATCCATCCGGCTGACGTATATGGGGCGGTCAGTCTCGGTCAATCCTGATAACATCTTTTTCCTGAAGGAAAACCAGGTCAGCACGAGCCTTTTCCAGACCAGCAGCATCTCCGAAAATGTGTCCTTATTCCTGCCGGATAGCAAACTGCAATACCTCGAAAAGCCTACCGACACCTTTTGCTCTTCATTAGAGGCGAGGGGATCGCTGAACCGGGATAGGGGGCCGCAATGGCTTCTTACTAATGATTCTGGCGACCCAGACGCAGGGACAATGCCTATTGATGAGCCTGTCAAAGAAGACCTACAAAAAGACTTTCTCCAATATGGAATATTGAATGGCCAGCGAAAAGCAATCATAACCGACGCGAGACTGAAACTTCAGACCGTCGGTTTTGATGTTGGCCAGTTGAAACTGCTGGAAGGCGAGATCCAGGATGCGAAGCTCATCTGCGATGGTCTCAATTACCCTCCTTACCTGCTCGGGTTGGTAGATGCCAAATTCGACAATCAGCAGATCGCAGAAAGAAACTGGTATACCAATTCGATTATCCCGGATGCGGAG